GTCTTTACTGATGCCCAACTCCGCATTATGAATGTGGATGAAGGTGCGGAAGAGATGATCAAGAAGTATTCCAAGAGTCTGGACTTTAAGCAAATCGCCCGTAAGTCTGGTCGTACTGTGGATCAAGTGGTGGCAGATGCAACTCGCATCTACACTGACTTCATGGATTCTCTTAAGACCTATGATGACATTGTTTCTGAAGGTGATCTGATCAAGAAACTGTCGGAAGTTGGCGGTACGCTTGAGGAAGCAAAAGGAGTCTTCCCAACCCCAGAGGGTAACATTGCTGTTAAGGCAATTGCTTCTGATCTTTCAGCACAGATCTACGACATTGCTTATGGTGCTGAAGAGGTTGATTTCACTCAACTTGGCGGTGCTAATAACTTTGATCGTATTGTTGATCGGTTTACTGGCTTGCTAGAAATCTACAAGGCTGGTGCTCAATATCAAGGTGGTGGCCTTAATGCGTATAAGATTCGCATTGGAGCTGGTGCCCCTGGTGAAGCTGCTGAAGCTTTGCGTGAGTTTGAAGGAGAAGATACTCTTACTATCCGTCAAATCCGTAAGTGGGCCGGTGATATTAAGGATGCTTTCCGTCGTGGTGATGCTGATGCTCAAGATCAACTGAGGGCTCTTACTCGGGCTATGGTTCTTGCTGGTGGTGATCCATCCAAGACGATCTCCTTTGGTCGTACTGCCATTGAAATTTTTGGCAAAAATCAGATGGGTGTGTTTTATAACAGCATCCTATCGGGTACAAAGACCATGATTCGTAACCTTAGTGCTGCTTATCGGTTAGTGGAAGCCCCTACAAGCATTACCTTGATGGGCATGAGGAAAGGTGATCCTGCTCTGGTTCGTGCTGGTATGGCTGGATTCCACGCTATTACTACATCCACTCAGGAAGCCTTTACGGTTGCTGCTAAGACATGGAAGTCTGGTATTCCCCAAACATGGACTCCTAAGATGGTTGTGGAGCAAGCCGAAATGGCAGCCATGATTGAATCTATGGAGAAGATGGCCAAGAACCCACAAGAGGAGATGGCCGTTGGATTCCTCAAGGGGCACATGCGTATTGCTCAGTGGTTTGATTTCCCGAGTAAGATCTTGATGAGCACTGATGACGCTCTGAAGACAGTTCTTGTGCGGCAACGAATTGCTGAACAGTCCATGTATAAAGCAATGACTGAAAGCAAAGATCCGATGGATGTTGCTGGTAAGGTCAAGGCTTACATGAATGAATACTCAAGGTTCATTGATCCACAAACAGGAAAGGTCAAGGATGCTGGTCTTCAAAAGTATGCTGAGATTGGTACGTTCCAAGAAGATCCTGGTATTGGTATCAATAGCCTGAGCATGTTCCTTGAGAATATGCCCTTTGTTGGTCCCCTTGGTAAACTTGTTGTTCCATTTCTTAGGACTCCTGCTAACATCCTTAGGTATCAAGTTCAACATACGCCCCTTGTTGGTAAGTATGCTGGAGAGTATCTGGCTGTTAAGCAGTCAGGTGATGCGCTTCGGATGGCCGAGTATGAAGGCCGTGAAATGATCGGAGCAATGACAATTGCCGTTGGTGCTGGTCTTGCTGCTACTGAATTGATTACTGGTAACCTTCCTGCTGATCCGCGTGAGCGTACCCGGTGGCGGACACTTGGTATCCGTCCTCGTTCCGTTAAAATTGGTGATCGGTGGATTTCTTATAATACTCTTGAACCACTTTCCAACATCCTTGCGGCTTCGGCTGATCTGGTGATGCTGGCTAAGTCTGGACTTAATGAAGATTGGATTGAGAATCTTGCTGGACAACTTGGACTTGCTATTGCTGCTTCCCTCACGGAGAAGAGTTACTTTGCTGGCCTTGAAGCCCTCTCGAACTTTACCAATCCTAATGAACTTCTCAAGGGGGAAACAGTTCTTAAGGGCCTGCTTCAGACTGGCAATAACATGGTCCCCCTTGCTGGAATCCGTAGGGCATTTGCAAATAGCCTAGATCCATACATGAGGGAATTTGATAATGAATTCCAACGTGCTGCGGCTGCTGCTATTCCTGGTTACAGTCAGTCCCTTCCCGAAAAGATTAATGTTCTTACCGGGAAACCCCTGAACTCGCCTAATGGTGGCCCCTGGAATGCGTTGGTTCCCTTTGAAACCAGCCCCGACAATAAGGATCCAGTAGCAAAGATGCTGATGGAAGCTGAGTTTAATTGGTCTGATACCCTTGACACCAGTCCTACTGGTTATCGGTTGTCTGGTGATGAGAAGAGTTACATCCGTAATGAGATGTCTCGTAATGGTCTCCGTCAACAACTGGATGAACTGCGTAAGTTAGATTGGTTTAAACGTGATCTTGCTAATTGGAAGAACCGTTCTATTGGAGACATTGGAACAGATCGTACCCAATGGCCACGTTTTTATACCGCAATCCAAGAGGTTTGGGAAAGTAGTCGTACTCGTGCCTTTGATCGGATGGAATCTGAAAGGATCGAAACCGGACAAAAAGCACTTGAACTACGCAAAGCTCAAACCAATATTCGTGCTGGTCAATATGACCTAAGCAAACCTCTTACTGCTGAGGATCTTAGCACCGCAGATGAAGCAGGGGCAACACAAGTTTATAATGAATTGATAAAATTCGCACAGCCCTAACAAATGGCAATCACTTCAAACACATACACGGGGAACGGCACTAACAAGCTGTTCTCCATTACTTTCCCATATATCGACCTGACTGATATTGATGTCTATCTAAACGGCACTCTTCAGACGGTTACAACTCAATACACTTTTGCCAACGCCACAACGGTTGAATTTGTCACTGCTCCAGGGAATGGAACAACCGTAGTCGTTCAACGGTCTACTCAAAAGGAAAACCTTAACGCTACCTTCTTCCCTGGTTCTTCTATTAAGGCAGCTGATCTTAATGATAATTTTGATCAACTTCTTTATATCAGTCAAGAGAATACTGATGTTGTAAATAATCTTCCAGTAACTGTAACGATGTTGCGGTGGAAGAAGACAGCAACAGCAGGTCAAACCGTACTGACGGGTACTGATGATAATGCCATTAGTCTGGCTTATACCGCTGGGTTTGAACAGGTCTATGTCAATGGCGCTCACCTGACCCGTAGCGTTGATTATACGGCATCTGATGGTGGAACCATTACCATGGCCGTTGCCCTTACTGTGGGTGATCTCGTGGAGGTGATGGCATATACGCCTACCACAACGACAACGCTTAGTAGTGCTGGTGTTACCTTTACTCAAAGCGGTACTGGTGCTGTTGCTAGGAACGTTGATTCCAAACTTAAGGAGGTTGTGTCCGTTAAAGACTTTGGGGCTGTTGGAGACGGTGTGGCGGATGACACGGCTGCGATTCAAGCAGCTATTGCTTTAGTTGGTCGTACTATTTTCATTCCAAAAGGTACATATAAAGTATCCGCAACACTTGTGCCTGCTTGTAATATACTAATGGGTGAAGGAGAGCTTGCATCAGTTATTACACCAACTGCTGCGGTAACCAAAGTTCTTTCTATTGGCGGAGGAAACTATCCAACTGAGTTGCGGTCATTTCGAATAAATGGAGTAAATACCACTAATGCCACTGGTGTTTATCTTGGTGATGCTGGATCGGCTGCTGTTTTAATGACATCCGTCAGATGCGAAAATTTTGCTGGGTCATCAGCATACGCATTTAGGGTAGGAGATCTTTTAAAATCAAATCTTATTAAATTAACAGCAGGAAATTGTGGAAATGGATTTTTAATTGAACGCACAACAAGTACATTTCCAACAACCGTACACTTGGAATCTTGTGTAGCTACAAATTGCACTGGCTATGGTGAAAAGGTAGTTGATGGTTATGCCATAACTCATACAAATTGTATTTTTGAAAGTTGTCAATCTGGAGGTGTTTTTATACTTCCAAGAGTCAGTGGTGAAGCTTTAGAAATTGGGTATGATGCATGCTGGTTTGAAGATAATTGCAATAACAATATATCCCAATTCCATGCCGTATGTCAAACAACATCAGGATCAACACTTCGCCCTTGGTTTAAAGATTGTTATTTTGATACCAATACTTCTACTAATGCAAAATCAATTAAATTTGATGGAGTATCAAATGCTGGATTTATTGTTAATTCACCACGTTTTGCAGGTGTAGCAACTGGTTGTATTTCAGTTATAAATGGTGCATATGGTTGGATTGGTGATTGGGTTGGGGCCTATTCTTACTCAACAGCAGTCAACGATCCAAATGGTACTGTTGTTGGTCTTTCTAAAACTAATAATGATTTGGCAGTTGAGCGAGCTGCTTGGACAGCATATACTCCAACTTACTCTAGTGATCTTGGGAATGCAGCTACAACCTTTAGTGGCGGAACAGTCACTACTAGCCTTGCTCGCTACAAAGTAATTGGAAAAACATTATACATTACATTAACTTGGTCTGCTACATTAAATGCAGTAACGCCCAGTGTTATTTATGTTTCCATTCCGGCTGGTTTAACTTTGCAAAACAATAGCACTTATACTCCTGCTACTGTAAGAAATAATACTATTGTAGCTGGAATAGTGAGAACTGATGGAGGAAATAATCTTATATTTTATAATCAAGCATTTGCTGCATACACATCAGCTGCCTCAGTAGCCGGTTTTGGTAGCTTCGTGCTAGAACTAGCGTAATTATGTAGCCTTCATTTTTAACTACCTACCATCGTTCCCATTCCATGAAACGCTTTCCTTGGCTTGACAGTCCAAACCGTTCAACCGAAGATCTGCGTCAAGATCTCTTGTCACTTAACAAAGCAGATCTTGCTGCTGCTTTAGCTAAAACTGATTGGCATGTTGTACGGGCAGCCGATCCTACCAGCGGC